TTCAAGGGGGCTATGTTTGCCCCGATGTTTACGAGGATGTCAGGAATCCCAACCATCTAAGCCCGCCTTTATCTCGTCAATCGCGCCTCGGGTCAGCTTGCCTGCGTAGTCGCCCTCTTGGCGTGGCCGCTTCCATTCGTATTCGCAAAGCCACTCCGAAAAGGTCATGCTCCAAAACTGATCCGGTGCAATTCCCCATTCGCGGGATATGAGATACATCGCATCCCAGTTTATGCCCTCGGTCGGCGCGCCTTCGCCGCTGCCTTCGGCGTCGCCTTCACTGCCGGGGCCTCGGGATTTTTTGCGTCTGCCACGCTCGGGCTAACGGCTTCGCCAAGCGCCTTGACGTAGGACTCCATGTGCGCTTGGTTGGTTATCATTGAGCAATACACATCATCCTCGTCGCACGCCGCGCCGCCCGCTTTGAGCAATTCAGCAGCGACGAATGCAAGGCCACTCATGTTCGGCGCTGAGGTGGAGAACGAGTGCAAAACCATCATCGGCGACACGCCCTGCGCCTCGATGCGGCGAAGCAGCTTATTGGACGGCGTGACAATAATATCAACGCCGCGCCACTCCATAACGATCTCACGAAACACGCCACCCATCAGGCTGCCGCAGTAAAGGTGAACGGGCCGCTTGACTGGAACGATGCGGAGAACGTGGTTTCGCCGTCGTGCGCTCCGCCGACTTCAAACGAGGTGATAAAGAAATTCGCAACGAGCGTCGCGCCGCTGGCGAAGTCGATCACGTATTCGTCCAGCACCGCAGCCGCATTGCCTGTGGCCGCAGTAAGAAGCGTGTCGCCGACCATGACGCCCTCAACACTGAGGTCAATGGAGCGCACGCCGAAATCGGCAAGCATGGTGCGAACGCCAGCCGAGTCCTTGTTCGTGATGTCAATCGGTTCGTTGTTCACGGTGAACGTATCCACGCGCGCGCCAGCGATGACGACAGCCGAAGAGGCGTCGCCCAACGAAATTCTGACGCCCGTGCGCCCGCTTGAAGCTGCCATATTGGCCTCCTATGGGATGTGCTGTTGCAATCATACCACAGGTGTTACGGTAATGCCACAAGCCGGAACGTCATGAGCGCGCGGCGCGTAATCCCGTCAGGGTCGCGCGAAAAGGCCATGCCCTCGCAGTCCAACCGAACAAAGCCGGGCAGGGTCGCCACGATGTCGGCGCGGTCAAGCGCTGTGAAGCAGGCCTGCGCCACGGCCTCGCACTCACCCGTCTGCAAGCGTGACCATACGTCAACCTGGATGAGGGCGGATGTGCCGGTCGCGTCCTTAGTGCTGAACCCCGGATCACTAACTTGCAGACACGTTACGTAAGGAAACCCCGCGTCGCTTGACGGGTCCGAGACCTGGGGCGCTTGCTCCCAAAATATCGCGGTCACGCCGTAAGACGTCGACAGCTGCGACGTGACGCCCGTGACGTTTAGAAGGTTATAAAACGCGGTGCGAACTGCAAAGGGGATCATTCTGCGGCCCTCCTCATGGCTTCGCGGATCGCGTCCTCAAACGGCCCGCGCTCTGCATCGGTCGCGGGTCGCCAAGATGGGCGCGGCTGCAAACCTTGACGCCCAAACTCCAACTCGTAGGCGTAGTAAAGGCGGCTGCCGATCTGAGCGGTATCAGGCGACGGTCGAGAATAGTAGATTGACGAGGCAAGCGTGCCGGTGTCGTTTGCCGGGGCCTCGCCCGCTGCCGATGATTGATGCGTGCGGCTGAGGTTCTGCCCCGGCGCGCGAGTATGCACGCGCCCGGTCTTAGGCCCCTGAAGAATGGCGCGCTTAACCCTTGCATTGACCTTGAGCGCGGTCTTGGTGATTTCGCGGCGCACGTTTGCACGCAGCTTGCGCTCGTATTCTCCAAGCCAGCGCTCAAGATCATCGGCCCCGCTCACGCTCACGTCGCCACCCCCGCGTCCGCGTCAATCTCTAGCCACTGGTTGCGAAACTCGACGTTATCAATCCGCGTGATGTTGTGCGCGCGCGTGCGGATTAGCACCCTGTCGCCCTCGCGCAGTGCAGCGCTATACCGCACGACAACGCGCAGCCTTGCCACAGCGTCGGTTCGGTCGCCGGTGCGCTCCTCACGCCCGGACAAACCCCGCACATGCGCCCGCGTCGGCGCGCCTGAGACGGTCGCCCATGCCTTTGTAAACGTGCCAGCCGTGCCAGCCGTTGCGGTCTCGCGCTGAAACGTCACCGCCTCGCGCAGGATGCCGCTGGAATAGTCGCAACACAAGCCCATCAGATTCTCACGTTGCGATAACGCGAGACGATCTCAGCCGCGCCGCTTGCGTGGTAAGCGCTGCCCATGTCGCAGCCGTCGCCCCGATGCCCGTAGGCGTATGCCGCAAGCTGGCGCACCGCCCGCTTCAGAGGGCCGGGCACATCGCTTGCCGCATCGCCATAGCCGGAGACGTGCACGATCTCGATTGCGTTGACGGCGCGCAATGCGACCGGCCAAGCCGCGCCAGACTTGAGCGCGAGACGGCCCGGCTTTTGCGCGGTATCGACGTCGAGCGTCGCAGCCACATCAACCGCCGTGGCGACGCTGTCCTCGCCGTAAACCGTGACCGACGTGATAGACGCCAACGGCATACGGCGCAGCGTTACAAATGGCGTGCCGCCGTAGCCCATCCCCATGCTAAGGCTGCCACGATGGCCCTCGCGCACGCCGTCCCACCACTGCTCCTTGTAGCCGGGCCAGCAATCAATCGTTAGCCGCCACGTCTGCGAGATAAGCGCGAGGCCCGATGCGTATTCGACCTCCTCGCGCGCCTCGGCGATTAGGCCCTCAAGATAGGCGTCTGCATCGGTCACGCCGTTAAGCTGCGCGCGCAGGTCATCAGCCGTCACAGGCTCAGACGCCGGGCCGGTGGCGAGGGTATACCCCTCTTGCTGATAGTGCCGGGCGATAGGGCGGAGGCTCATTTACGCTTCCTCCCGCGCTGCGGCACATGAAGCATTGTTTCGGGCGGGGTCGCGATCTTGACTTCATATGCCGCGCCGTCGAGAACGGCCCATTCGGCAACGTAGCCGTCAACGATATCGCCCTCGGCAAACGCCTGCTTGGCGTAGCCGTTCGGCATACACTCGTAACCGCCTGGCTGGAAAATCTTTGCGCGCATGGCGTGGCCTCCTGTGCTTAGGGATGGAGCGGCAACCCCGTTGACTGCCGCCCCACGTCAAAGCTCAGGTGCGGGCTACCTTGGCGCCGACGTAGGTGGTCGGCGCGCGGTGCGGCTTGCCGAGCGTCGCCATGACGGTCACAACCGCGTCGCTGCCAGTGGTGCCGGTGATCGTGAGGCCGAGATACCGCTTGCCGCCGCGATAGCCGATTGCGCCCGCGATGCTGTGGTCCGCGTCGTCGCTGGTAACGGCAATGGTGTTGACGCCGCCAACCGTTCCGCCCGCCGCAACCGTGGTTGCCGACGCGCCCGCAGTATCGGCGGACTCTTGCAGGGTGGCCGTAAACCCGCCCGCAGCGCCCGCATCGGTGACGACGTTGCACACAAGCTCAATCGTCGCCCCGTCGAACCCCAGCGTGTCAACATAGCCGGAAAGGAGCGTGCCGGTGCCGCTCATGGTCAGCGAGCCGAGGTGAACGCGCTGGGCGTTAGAGATAAGGTCGCGCATGGCGAGACTCCTTAGATGGGGTTGCGTGGCCCAAGGGCGGCGCGATTGCCGCCCCCGGAGAAGTCGTTAGGACGCGAACTTGATAAGCTGCAAGGCCTCGAAGTTAATGACCGCACCGCCGACCCGCTTGGTCGAATAGAACTGCACAAACGGCTTGGCGCTGAACGGGTCTCGCAGCGTGCGAATGCCCACGCGATCAACGATCTGATAAGCCGACCGCATGTCGCCAACCGCGATGGAGAGTGAGCCGACGGCGGGGTCTGGCATATCCTCAAACGAGGCGACGGGATAGCCAAGCAACGTGGCAGGCTGCCCCGCCGCAATGCCCGGCTGCCACAGGTAAGCGCCGTCCGAATCTTTGGTCTTGCGCAGGAGCGCCGTGGTCGCGCGGTTAGTAAACCACGAGGCGTTGGAGCGATACGCCCCCTTGAGGTTGTAAAGCGCGGTCAACAGCACGTCGCCGCCGTTCGGAGCCGCCGCAAGCCCGCCATTCACGCCGCTGTTCGTGACCGGAATCTGACCTGGGTTGGTCGTGCCAGCCGGATAGGTGAGGAACCCACGCGGGCGACTGACGCCATCGCCGGTGACAAACGATTCCGCCTCAGCGCGCGCAAAGCGATCCGCCACCTTGCCCGCCAGCCACTGCTCGATATTGATTTCCGGGTCGTCAAGCATCTGCTGCGTGGCGTCGGGGTTTGCGAACATCTCGTGCACGGCGATTCGCCAAGCCCCGAAATTCGGCGTGCTCGTCACAGGGCGCGCGGCGGTCTCAGCGACCCAACCATAGCCAACTTCGTTCAGGTCAAAGAGGCCTTCCAGAGCGTCTTTGCTGATAACCTGCACCGCAGCATAGGCGCGCATCGGCGAGGTTTCGAAGATCTTCGTGACGATTGCGCCGCTCATGTCGGGGTTGACTGTGTAGCCGCCGGTTGCGTCTCCGCCGACAGACAGGGCCTTGCGCTCGTCGTGGTCGAGACTGTCAGGGCCTTTTCGGAAATAGCTCTCGATCAGGCTTCCATAGGCCTTGAGGCCCTCGCCGGTCATCTGACGCGCCTGCGTCTCGCCGACAAAACCCCCGGCTTGGCGACGCCACGAAGCGGCCTTTGCCTCCAGCGCCGCATCAACGTCAATCGGGTTGCCGTGATCGTCAACCACGACACGGGCGGCGCGCTTGGATGCCAGCACGGCCTCGTCTGCAACGGCCTGAGCGTCGGTGATGGCGGCTTCCATCTTGGCCAGCTTCGCTTCGGTCAGCGGGTCGGCGCTGCCCTTGGCTTCGATCTGCGCAAGGCGCTCGTCGTTGGCCTTCTTGTAGGCGTCAAACCCGGTGTGGATCGCCTTGATGGCGTCCGCAACGCCCTTGATTTCGTCGGTCATTGGAATGCTTTCCCGAAAGATTGAAGGAGGTTTGCGAGGTCGGCGCGAGCCGCGTCCTCGGCCTTGCTGTCATCAACCGCAGCATCCCGCCGGGAGAGGTAGCCTCTAAAGCCAAGCGATGTGATCGCCGTGGCTTGTGTTTTTGAGTATCCTGCGTCCCGCAGAAACCGTTCGAATTGCCGCTCAGTCTCGATTTCCTTGACCGCCGTGACTAGCGCGTCAGGCAGCATCGGGAACGTGACGAGCGAAATTTCCATGAGGTCAATCGCTGTCAGGCGGCGCACTCGGCCATCCGCTTCAGGCTCGGCCTCGCGCACGCGATAGCCGATCGACATTGAGTCAATGGCCCCGGCGCGCAACAGGATCAACGCCTCTGCGCCTTGCTTAACGTCGGCGAGAACGCGGCCCTTGACCTTCAGCCCATAATCATCCTCAGCAATCGACTCATAAACGCCGATTACCTTGGATGTATCGTGCTGCCAAAGCATTTTGACCTTGCGGCGCGTGTTCAGCGACGCGCGGAAAGCGCCCGGGGCAACCACGTCTAGGCCCTGATCGACCACGCCGAAAACCGACGCATACCCCTCAAACGTCCCGTCTGAATCCGGCATTGCCTTGATAAGCGCGGGCGAGTGTTTGGTCTGCATTTATCGGCCCTCATTGCGTGTTGGCTAACTGTAGCATGTTTGCAACACTGTGGCTAGACTATCACAAACGCGACGGAGCATCGGCAATTTATCACCTCCGAAGCCCGCCCGCCCGGATCGCCTGGATACATCAGCCGCGTCCCGCCAACTCTAAAAGGCTCATCCGCGCCGACGGCCTGACCGTCCGCGCGCCTGTGGCTGTCACGGGTCCGCGCATCGCTGCCAGCCATCCACTCGCGCCGATACTCAAGGCCCTCCTCGCGGATAGCGGCGTCTGCGCCCGCGTTGGCTGCGCCGTGGGTTTCGGTGCGGGCAATAAGGTTGGCACGTGCGATGCTAAGGCTCGGGACATTCTCAAGGATGCGCGCGCCGATCCCGGCCTGACCTAGCCCGTCCTCATAGCCGCGCCGCACGCCGTCAACGATGCTCGCGCGCGTGGTCTCGGAGACGTAAGTGATGCGCTGCCGGATCGCCTCGGACGCGACGTATCGCAGCGCAAACGTCCGCATGATCGCCGCGAAATCCTTGCGCTCGGTCGGGCCTGCGCTCGCCTTTGCAACACGGTTGATGCGCTGCGAAAACGCTAGAATGCTTTCGCCTGCCATCGACGCATAAAGCGCTTCGACCCGCTCGATATGGTCGCGCGCCGCTGGCACTTCCCCGGTAATCTCCCAAAACGCCAACATCTCGCGCATTGAGGCGCTGATTTCGCGTCGCATCCGCCGTTCGAATTTACCTGACAGGCGGTCGAGCAATAGGCCTTGCGCTCGCAATTCCTGAGCGCGGGTGTTGCCGGTGGCGAGCGTCATTTGACGTCGTGTCCATATGCCAGCGCCTTGGCGAGAGCGGGCGATATGTCTTCAGTCAGGATCGGCTCGCTTGCCATGCTCAGGCTGATTTGCGAGGACTGCACAAGCACAACGTCGCCGCCCTCAATCGGGTCGTAGCCCTTCATCTCGCGCCGCTCGTTAATCGTCAAATCGTCGGACATATTCGCCATGTCCCAAAGTGTGGCCCTCTTATCAACGATGGCGGGCACTTGGTCATAGTCGGCTTTGATCTGGATGCCTTGTGGCTTGCCGAGCCATGCGCTCCAATCCTGCGCGATTAGATCAACAAGCGGAATAACCGTGTCTTCCCAAAACGCAAGCCGCGCCTCTTTATAGTTGGAATACGTGTTGTCGCCGGGGATGCCGAGCATCTGAGGCGGCACACCGAACGCCAGCGCAATGTCGCGCGCCGCGCTATTCTTGGCCTCTTGTATGCCCATGTCGGTCGGGCTTAAACCCATTTCGTGCCACGTCAGGCCGCCTTCGAGAATCATCGGACGACCTGCGTTGTGCGACCCCGAATACAGGTCTTGCACCTCGGCTTTGAGCCGCTGGAACGCGTCGTCTCCAAGCGTGGTGTCGCCGCTTGCCACGAGCGCGCCGGATGGGCGAGCGCTGTTTTGCAAGAGCGCCTGCATATACTTCATAGATTCGTTGTGCTGGTCGATAGCGTATGCGCCGGACTCAACGGGGCTTTGACCATACCAATCGTTGACCGGGTTGAACGCCTTCATGTGGCGCAGGTCAAAGGCACCGCTAGGCGAGCGCGCAAAGATAACCTTCTTGCCGCCGACCTTGTAGCAATAGTATTCCGGCAATCCGTTGGCCGCAGGGATGATTTGCATACGGTCCGGGCGAAGCTGGTAAAGCTCGCGCGCTTGCCCCGCGACCGTCACGCGCTCCTCGTAGCCGTTGCCCGCCAACAGGTAATAGCCGACCTTGGCGCGGATATACTCCGCCCCGGACTGCATCGGGTTAGGCTGCGCGATCAACTCAAGCAGCGGGTGCGCGATAAGCTCCTGCTCGCCCCTGAACGCAAGCCACCGCACGGACGCCACCGCGTCACAGATTCGGTTGACGGCCTGATAGGCGATGACGTTGCGCCGGTATGCCTCATCCGCAAACGCCGCATAGTCGCGCGGAGACCACACGGGTTGGCCTGGCGTCATGACATGCGTGTAAGCTGCGGCGGATTCTTTGACGCTCGGCACGTCGGCGCGCCCAAACAGACGTGGGAATTTCATCTATGCGTCCTCTGCGGCGTGGCTGTTGCCGAAAGGTAACACGTTTAGCAATGTGTTGCCACTGCGCCACACATGGCACGGGATAGGTGTGGGCCGTCCACCTATCTTGTGCCACGCACCACAACGAGCTTAGAGCCTGCGTAGCCTCGGAGCGCATCGCGCGCGGATTAGCGGCTGGAGCGCGTAGCGGATTGAGTCGATAAAATGATTATGATCGTCGACAATCGCCGGAAGGATATCGCCGCTCAGCCGATCCACCTTGTGCGAATACAGCCGCGCCTCTCGCGCCGCCATCGGGCAGTCCGGGTGGATCGTCATGCCCGCCGACTTGATCCAGCTAACGCCATCCTCAACGCTGCCCGCGCCCTTCTTGACGCCGGTGATGCGCGGCAGGCCATGGCGCGCTAGGTAGCTAATACTCTCAGGTCTCGCGCTGTCGGCCCTTGATGTGTGGCGCTCTATGCCGGGCAGGCGGTCAATGAGAAACGGCGCGGTGTCGTCAAGCTCAAGGCCCACCTTGCCAGCCTCGCGCCGGATGTGAACGCGCCCGTTGCGCAGCCACACCTCGACGGCGGTCGTGGGGTCTTGCGCAAATCCAAAGTCAACGCCGTAATACGGACCGTCCCAGCCGTTGCCCGGCTCAAACTCTGCCACGTCGTATCGGGCCTTGAACACCTGCGCGTCGGTGATGCTGAGAAAGCCGCCCTCCCAAACGTGTTCATACGTGTCAGCGCGCCGCACCATGTCCTGCGTGCGCTCCTGCTCAAGCACCGCAGGGAACCACGGATTGTCGGACCAGTTCATTTCAGCGATCTTGATGCCATCGGGCGGCGTATCGCGGAATCGCTTATGGGTTGCGCTTTCGCTGCTCTCGGGATTCCATGTGACCCACACTTCGGAATCGTCCTCTCGCACCGTGGGCAGGAGCGTGCGCCAGGCGGATTCGCTCACCGTCTCGGCCTCATCGACCCACGCAAGCAACAGCTTGGACTTGCTTTTGACGCTGGCTAGGTTGACGCGCAGGCCCGCGAACGCATAGCGAATGCGCCCGTCGGTTGAGCGAATAAACCTGTCGCCGATCTCGTAATATGCGGCAAGCCATGGCACGGCGCGGATCGCGGCCTTGACCTCTTCCATGCTAGATTCATCGAGCGAATTGAGATGCTCGCGAGCGCAGAGGATAACGCCCTCTTGCCCCGACATGCCGCAACGGTAGCCATGCACGGCGGACATAAGCGCAAACGTCCGCGTCTTGCCCGATCCTCGCCCGCCGTATGCAGCACGGTAGCGCGCCGCTCCGGTGAATACGCGGCGCAGCTTGGGCGGGACTTCAATCCTCGCCGTCGTCATCCGGGCTCACCAGTTCGATGCGGTTCGGGGACATACTGCCGTCGCTTGACGTGTGGTTGTGGTTTGATGTTTCGCGGAACCCGGCGCGCGTCTTCATCCAGAAGATTTGCGCAGCCGTGTCGCCGTTCTTGGCCTTGTTAAACAGCGCTCCGCCGATTGCGGCATTGGCTCGCGCGTGCGCTAGGTCAAGCTCGTCCCGATACCATTTGCGCATGGTCTTCGGGTCGATGCCGACCACGCGCGCAATCATGTCATGCGGCGTGCCGATTGTGGCGTGAAGCTGCACAATCTGCCGGGTCTCGGCTGTCGGTATGTGAGGCGCGAATTTGCCTTCGTCGTCGCGGTCATCCCGCATTGGCTTTATCCTTTGGAGCGTGTGGGTCGGTGCTACCCCGCCGCTGTTCAGGCTGGACGCCCGCCATCGCTTGCTTCACACGCTTAGGATATGGCTTCGCAAGGGGCATTATGCGCGCCTTCATCTCAGCGTCAAGGGGCATCAGGTATTTGTGTTTTACCATTGGGATGCTTTCAATAAGGCCCGCGGCCTTATCTCGTGTGGCCCTGCCCGGTCGACCGCGTCTATATGAGTGGCTATGAACCATCTGCCCAGTGGCGACAATCTTAAACCACTCGCACGGTGATGTTTTGCCAGCATAGACCCAGTTCGTCGCCTGATATATCCCGCCGTGATGACCTTGCAAGGGGTCAGCATAAGAAACAATAAGGCGCAAGAGTGGATTTGATTTAGACAAAAACCTTATTGCAATTGAAAGAATCTTAGATACTGGAGATTCATGCTTAGTTAGAGCAATCCTTACCAACTCGCAAACCCTATCTAAATTTAACTTATAAGGGCTTCCAATCTGGGGGCTTGCGCCGGAGCCAAAAACGACAACCCCTATGAACTTTTGATTCTCCCATACGCCGACTTTGAGAAGTTTTGATTTAGGAACGCACCCCGAATAATGCCAATTCTCACAAGCATACTTTGCCGCCGCATGTGTGGCCCAGTCTATGCGCAGATCAGCCTTGACCATGTTCCCTCAAGTCCCATTCCGCGTTGCAGTGCGGGCATGTCACGATCTTGGGCGCAAGCTCATCAAGTCGCCCCTGATCGTCCTCAGTGCCCGGCGCGAAGTCCGCTTCAGCCATGATAGCGGCGACCTCGCCAATATCAAAGCCGGTCAGCGCCAAATCAAAGCCCGTCGCCTCAAGGTCTCGCAATTCGACGCGAAGCATTTCATCGTCCCATCCAGCGTCGAGCGCGAGGCGGTTGTCTGCAATGATATAGGCGCGGCGCTGCGCTTCGCTGAGGTGCGAGGCTTCAATGGTCGGCACGTCTTCCAGCCCGAGCTTTTGCGCGGCAAGGATTCGGCCATGACCTGCGATGATGCCGTTTGCGCCGTCCACGATTACGGGATTTAAGAACCCAAATTCGCGTATGCTCGCCGCTATTTTGCCGATTTGCTCGGCGCTATGCGTGCGGCTGTTGCGCGCGTATGGGATCAAATCGGCGACCTTGGCGGCTTTATATGCGGGAACGGGGGTCATATCATCTCCTTAAACGAAAAAGCCGCCCCCCGCGTTGGCAGGAGGCGGCAGTCGCAGGAGGAGACGACAGGCACATGACAACCCGACAACGCCAATGTGCCACGGGTCGCGCGGGCGGTCAAGCTCCCTTTGACCGCTGCAAACAAGCAGGCTCAAGGGTGACGGGCCGCCCGGCTGCGGCGTGAAACCCCTTCACCACAGGCGCGGTCATTTCCAAAAACGTGAGGCAAGCCTGGATCGTTGGCACTTCGATGATGTCAACGGCGGCGACCACGCGGCACTGCGTCGGGTCGGCGACTAAGCACATGATAAACATCGGGATAAACATTATGCTTTCCCCTCCATCAGCGCAATTTCCGCCGCGATAGCGTTGCGCATAATCTCCAAACACCGTCAAATCGCTGGCACCTCACGCGCCCAAGCAGCAGCCCATGCCGCGCGAATAACCCGACCGCGCCCATCGGTCATCTGCCTCGTAAACTCGCTTGGCGTAAAGTCAGGCTCGTCCATGCAGGCGAGCGTTACCGGATCTTTAGCCATCGCCTTGATCAGGTCATCCGCGTAAAACAGGGCCTTGCGCAAGTCCTGCAACTCCTCGCCCTTCAGGTGCGCACGCATCACGTATTTTACGACATTCGAAAGGTTGCCGCACAAGCAGCGCGAGAGGTTGATAACCTCAATCGGATGAGAGGTGTAGTGCGCCGGGGACGTTACAGGGTCGTTCATGTCCGCCCTCCCTTTGAATCTGCGAAGCCATTTTCCCAATGCGAATGCTCGATTGAGTCGGGGCGGTATGGGTTTATTTCCCCCCAATTCGCAAGCGCACCCTCGCGCCACGCCTGGTTGCAAACCTCTATGCTGCGATCCGCCGTTGAAGAAAAGCCCACTTGGCCTGGCCTTTCGTCCGGCGGGGTCATGGCCGTTTTAAACCGCTCGCAAACCCGCTGCCACCATCCGCGCGCCACCGGCGCAACATCCGCAACGCCCGCCGATTTCCTCGCATCCGAGAGAATCACCTGCACCGCGTTCGCGACTGGCACGCCCTGCTCAAGCGCCATGCCCTCAATCCAGGCGAGCGACTTGCACCATTCGGGCGTGAGGCGCTGCGCCGGTGCGTGGTGCATCATCCACAGATACGCCTCAAGGCGATCCACGAGGTCGAGCCGGTCGCTCGGCTGATACCTGATCCCCATGGCGTCAAGCGCGGCGGCCTCAATGCTCACGAGCATCAGCGCAAGCTCGGGGTTGTCTTGCTTAGCGGGTGACGGCACGTCGCCGGTGACGCTCTCGCCGAGGTCGTGCGCGATGCACGCCCAAAGCAATTCAGCGTCTCCCGGCCATAACGCATGGGCGAGGACCGCCGCAGCCGCCCCGTGGTGGCCTAACGTCTGGCCCGACTGGTTGATGTGCGGGTTTACGTGCCAGCGGCGAACCATTGTGGCGAGGTAGGCGTCGTGGGTGTTCATGCTTTCCCCTCCTTATTCGGCCAATCGGCGGGCCGGTGACCGTCAAGATATGCCCGGATCAGCCGCACCATGCGGACTGCTGGAACTCGGTGCGTGCTGTGGTTTGGGTCGGACTCCATGCGCCTAACCGTGCGCACCTCCACATTCAGCATTTTGGCAAGCTCATCCGGCTCAAGGCCCAGCGCGAGCCGGGCCGCTCTGATTTCTGTGTGGGTCATTCCGCGTTCCGATAGTCAGAAATCATCTGCTCGGCGATTTCGCGCATATGGTGCGCGCGGTTGACGCGGTAACCGACGCGTTGGGGGTTTGCGATATTGCCGAATGCGCGGCCGTCGATCCACTCCACCGCGTCGGTCACGTCCAGAGCCGTAGCAACGAGCGCCACAAACCCGGCCTCAGCCTCTGCGTCTGCGGCGGCGTTATCCGCGGCACGCTGACTGTCCGGGCGGGCTGCGGCGCGGGCCTGCGTTTTGAGCGTCTGGGCGTGGTTCGCGGCGGCAATTTCCTGCCAAGCAGCTATTGAAGCCGCTTTGATTTCCGCCGCCCATGCGATCTGCTTATCTGTGCCGGTCATGTCGCTATCTCCTTGCGTGCCGGAGCGTGCTGCCCCGCTGAAGCCAACATGGGGCAATCGCCCCCGGCGCGCAAGGTTTATTTTGGCTAAATGCGGCTCCCCGCCTCGTGCCAATCCGCGTCCACAGCGTGCGGCGACCGGTCGTCAATCGCGCTGAGGCAGTCCTCGCGGTAAGCGTGGCGTCGCGCCGCAAATGCGGAGTATGCCGCGCCCGCCCTTGTAA